ACTTGACGGCAACTATCACGTTGAAAAAAAAGGTCACCTTAAAGTAGTTTTTGAATTGTTAAATTATCACTTAACTAATGGTCAACTTCAAATTGAGTATGACAAAGTATTTGATGAATCTAATAGAAAAAAGATTATAGAAGCCTACGAAAAAGTTTCTACTTTTTTTAAAACGTTTGCTAAACAATTTCCTATTAATTTAAAAACTAAACAAGTATTTCACTCAAAAGAACAATTAAGAAACTTTTATATGATTTATGATATGTTAGTAGAAGGAGATTGTGGTGTAAGTATCAAACCAAAACAATTCTTAAAAATAAAAGAGTTATTTAATAGATATAATCAGTTTGAATTGTCTAAAAGAGATCACAAAACTAATTCAAGTGAATTTGAACTTGTTGGTAAACAGTATAAACCAAAACCTGGTACATTTGTTTGGTCTCAAAAATCTATAACCAGAGATGCTATGAAAGTAAGACAATCTACTTTAAAAGATTGGATTATTAAGAATATATCTGAATGGCAAAAAGATCAACTTTTTTCAAAAGATGTGATTAATAATGTTGATGAGTTTACTAAAAGAAAACTTAAAACATCAAAGATACAAAATCCATATGATGTGTTTGGCACACCATTAGATGTGTATCAGGATGATATCCACATTGATCACATTGAAAAGTTAAGTGATCTTGGATCAAATGAAGAAAGTAATTTAGTTGCAACATCAGCTGTTTCTAATTTACGAAGAACAAAAGGAACAAAACTTGCTTAAAAAGTTTTTAAGTGATCCTCAGTAAGGATTACAAACTTCATATCACGTTTTAAACACCAGGCGTAGGCGGTACTCCACTTACGCCTGTTTTTTTCATAAGTTAACAATGCGTTTTTATAAGTACGGCTCTCACGTAACGGTTTTTTAGGTTTACGAGTTTGTGCTTTTGGTTTAATCTCTACAATGAACTTTTTAAATGTACCGTTTGATTGCCTTACTTTCATATAGAAGTCAGGAAAATATCTATGTGGTCGATTATCAATAGAACGATAGTAAATAGCAATTTCTTCACTACCCCATTCCAATACATCTTTGTTTTTATCACAATAACCCATAAAACGTTTCTCCCAACTTGAACGATAAATAATATTGTTCACATTGCCTTTATATTTTTGTGGGTTCAAAGGCTTAAATATACCTGAATAAGGTCGTTTATCTGGATTAGTCAACTTCTTAATCTTCTTCATAAATCTATTTATTTCTAACATAAATAGTAGTATGGCAAGCGTATTTGATACAATCAAACAAAAAGCAGGCGATACAGATAAATCGGCTACGTGGTATAGAACACAAGTAAATAAGATTGCTAGTGGTACTACAGCAGGTCAATTATTCAGACAAGGTAAACTTAACGGTAGACCTAGTGTAGGACGATTGAACTTATTTGGGTATAACCCTAAATTTAGAAAGACTTTACCGTACTACGATATATTTCCTTTAGTGTTGCCATTAGAACCAATATCAGGTGGATTTATGGGTATGAACTTTCACTATCTACCACCGTTGTTGAGATTTAGACTATTAGAACGTATGCAGGCAACTGCTACGGATCAACGATTTGATAGTAAAACAAAATTTGATGTAACTTATGATGATGTAAAAAATATAAAAATTGTAAAACCAACAATTAAAAAGTATTTGTATTCATATGTACAAACAGGATTTTTAAGAATAAATGCAGATGAAGCTGCAGTTGCAATATACTTACCTGTACAAAGATTTAAAAAGGCAAGTGAAGCACAAGTTTATTCAGACAGTAGGAGATTTATTTAATGTCATTAATTAGTGTAGGTAAAAAAATAGGTGATTTAGATATACGTTTAGGTATACCACCATCAAAGGCACAATTCAGCGTAAGAGAAACTAATAACAGAATATCAGCAAATAACGCTACATCTAATTACAATTCAGTTTATAATGTATTTCGATCAGGTATAACTCAATCTGGTGGATTTGCTAGACCGACACAGTTTTTAGTTACGGTAGATGGACCTAAAGGTAGTGTGTTAGGTAACATTGGCATTTACAATGATTATCAATCGTTAGATCAAGCCGCTAGATTACAAAAAAGTGCTAAACTAGCAGATTCTATAAAAAATAATTTACAATTAAGAATGGATCTATTTTGTTCAAATGTATCTATACCTGGTAAAACAATTACAGATGATGTAAACGAAACTTACTATGGACCTAAAAGAGCAATAGCTAAAAATGTACAGTATGACGAAGTAACACTTGAATTTTATACAAGTGTAAATTATGAAGAACGATTATTTTTTGAGGCGTGGCAAAATTCTATCGTTGATCCTATTAGTCACAATGTAGGATACTATGATGACTATGCTACTCCTTGTATGATTACAATTACACCATTGACAAAAACATTTACAGCTGCATTAGCAAACTTTGAACCTTCAGGTGACCCAGGAAGAGATAGACAAGAAATCAGAAAAAGTTTAGGTGATCAATCAGGTTTTTCATCATATCAAGTACAAATGTATGAAGTATGGCCTAAAACAATTGCTGCTACACCATTAAGTTATGACGCAGTAAATCAAATTGTTAAAACAAGTGTTACATTTACATATAGAAATTATGCTACCACAGCGTGGAACTTTTTAGCAAGAAGTAGTACCGAAGAATTTAGTACACTTAACAGATTAGAATATAGAACAAATACGTCAGCCATACAAGGTAGTCTATTAGATAATTTACCATTTGGATTAGGTAATGAAATAGGTAGAGCTGGTCGACAAGTATATGAAACTATTAAAAAGAATTTGCCTATAGGCAGAGTAACGGGTGGTCGTGTATTCCCGAAAGGTCTTCCAGACCCTAAAATTATACGAGATATATTTTATTAATAAAGGAGTAAATAATGAGTTTATCATTTTTGAGAGTGCCTGAATATGATTTGACTTTATCAAACAATGTCAATATTAAGTATAGACCGTTTTTGATTAAAGAAGAAAAAATATTATTGATGGCTGTTGAAAGTAGAGATGAAGGTGAGATGAACAATGCTTTAATTAAGATTGTTCAAAATTGTACTTTGTCACAAATAGATGTAACAAAGTTACCTGTATATGACTTTGAATATCTTTGGTTGAATATAAGAGGTAAGTCTGTTGGTGAAACAATAGAAATGAAACTAAAGTGTCCAGATGACGATACAGTTACAGTTGACTATCAGTTAAAGATAGAAGACGTAAAACCTGATTTAAATAAAAAGTTTGAAACAAAAGTTGAATTTGAACCAGGTTATGGAGTGATTATGAAAGTGCCTACTATCAATCACATATCTAATAAAAAAACTTTATTAGACTTGTCATATAATTTAGTGAGAGATTGTATTGCTCAAATTTACAATGGTGAAGAAGTTTTTGAAGCTAATGACTTATCAAAAGAAGAACTGGATGAGTTTGTTGAACACTTAACAACAAAACAGTTTGGTATGATAAGAAAATACTTTGAAAGTTTACCAATTGTATCGCATTTGATCAAATACAATAATCCTAAATCAGGTAAAGAGTTTACATTATTATTACAAGGGGCGTCTGATTTTTTTCAGTAACCCTCTTACACGAGTCGCTTGAAAGTTATTATAGAACGAATTTTGCTTTAATGCAATACCATAAATATTCGTTAAGTGAATTAGAAGAAATGTTACCGTGGGAGAGGGAAATATATGTTGAAATGCTTATGCAACATATAAAGGAAGAAAATGAGAAAATAAGAGAAAAACAAAGAGGGAGAACATAATGTTAGAAACAGGAAAAAATATAATTAAAAACGTGTGGGTATTTTTAAGAGATGAAGTACCACAGTTTATGTCAAACTGGAGATTAATACCAAGAGTGTTTATGCTATTGTATGGTGTTGCATTTTATGAAACAATGCAATGGTTTATGGCACTAGCTGAACCAAACAACGCACAGGCAGGTTTTGTATCTGTAGTAGTTGGTGCTGGTGCAGCTTGGTTTGGTTTGTACGTAAATGGTAAACCTAGTAAAATAGAAAAATAAAGATAGACAATGGCTGAAGAAAAAGTAAAGTTTAAAAAGGTAAGACCTAACTTCGACACCATCCTTGAAAAACAAAAAAAAATGGAAGATGATGAGAAGTTTGCTATATCTGATTCATTACAAACATATATTGATGATATACAAAAAGGTGCTGGTTATCAGAACCAAGATAAACTAGAAAAGGCAAATATAAGACAAGAGATTATCAATTTTGTTGATAACTATACTATTGCTGACCTAGACAGTATCAAAGGTATGGAGTTTGATGAGGCTTTACAATTACAAAAATCTACAGATAAAAAGATACAAGAAACTATAGGCACAGGTCAATTGAATAAAGCAGAAATTGACTTTATTAAAGCAACTGTAGGTGAAACAAATAAAAGACTTGCTGAAGTACTAGGTGTTTCAACAA